TCCTCCTTATAATATCTAATCTTTTTAAATATGTACCGTATTATTATATGCTTAAAATAATAATAAATACGATATTTTCTGGATAATCAGGGTATCGTGTGTCTATTTTGTGTCAATTATTAAAACTTCACTTTATAGACTACAGACACATTCTGGACACCATGCTTATCTACCCCTACTATCGCCTCAATAGCTCTATCATAGCTGAAATTACGCTGTACAGCAATAGGATAATAAACAGAATGTCGTTCTTTATTATACCCCACACCAGCCCCCACTTCCCAATTCCTTTTATATCTTTCACTTGCCATCTCCTTAATGACGGGTGTTAAATCTAATTGTGTCTTATTGTCCAAAGTGTGCCCCTGTGGTACCTTAACGATACCCTTATTGGGCAGCTGTACAACCACTTCAGGCTGTCTTATAGTAACATCTGGGGACGTTAAGGACGTTTTAGGACGTACTTGGTGCGTATTGGTCACAGTAAGGACATCTTTGTCGGATGCTGCAAACTTACCATAATTAGCTTCTTCCTTAGGTGGTGAAAACAGTTTATAACCAATAAATAAACCACTCAAGAAAAGAATAATAGCTATGATTATAATTAATATCTTCTGTCTTTGCTCTGAAATAATAAACATTTTATAAATTATATCCTCCTATTGTTTAGATATTGTTTATCATAACTGACCAAACTGGTTAGAGTCCTGTTTGTCCCCATAATGACCCTATGACTCTCAATGCTTCCAATAGGTAATTAATATTGGGTACATTGATGCCACATAGGGTCATTATGAATGTGCTAATAAACAATATTAAAATAATAATAATACTAACAAACAATACCTTAGATAATCGTCTTTGTAATTGTGTATATGGACGCTTGTTTCTCCCAGGCCTCATAACCCTGGTACTACAAGAAGGTACTGGTAAGTGGTCTTTATTATAATCATCAATCATTACTTATATGCCTCCTTAATGTTACATATTGTTACATAGAGGAACCTTAATGTACTTTAATGTTACATATATGTACTTATATGTATATCTAAGTGTTGTCTTTCCCCCTCGTGTTTGGAATTTTTTCTTCCTTCTCTTTCTTCAAGCCGTGTCACAATTAGCACTTTGGTATATGTGTCACAATAAACTTTTTTAAAAGAGCAGGTTGACAACAAGTAAAAAGAAAAGAGGATAGTAATAGCAGTCTGCTAATCACTACTATTAATACCCTCTAAAAGCACCAGGAAGTGGTCTATTTTGGTCAGGAAGGCCCCTCTTGTATCTTTCATGAGTAATTTATCATCCAAGAAATTTCTGTGTAAATTATTTTTATTAGTTAGTGCAATTTCTTTCGAATGACATATGACTCATTAAGGTGCCTTCAAGGGGCAAATAGACCCCTTCATTGCAATCTATGAACGATATGGAGCAAGGTTCTTAAGGTGATAGTGTCCTGTGGATAATTGTTGTTTACCCATATCAGGAATATATGTAATTCCCCTATCAGGGTCAGACCATGCTTCTAATTGTTCTTCAAGGTGTTCTTCAATGCCCGTATCAGCATCTCTATCCAAAACTTCTTTCCAATGGGCTACTGCCATAGACACAGCATCTAAGCGGTCATCATGTGCCAATGCGCCCCTTTCGTTACATAAACGGGTCATCTGGTAAAACAATGAGTACGCTGGGTTGCCCTCATAGACACCATAATCTTCCATAATTACTGCGGTATTTATGATAAGCCTGTGTTGCATCATAACAGGTTCTAAGGTGTCTATAATGCGTTGTTCTTTTTGTGTCCTATTGTTTACTTCTGAAGTAGCACAAGGATGTGTTTTGTTTAATACGGGTTTTAATAACTGTAAGAACATACCATCCCCAAAGTTAGACTCAATAACAACCTCATTAACTCCATAAAATTTAGCCTTCAAAGCTAAAGCAGAAAGAGTTTCAGGAGCATAACCGTTACGGTATCCCCCTACTTCCATAAGAAATAAATAACCATTTAGGTATTTTATGACAGCATAAGCGGACTCATCCTTCACATCTTCTTGCTGTCCATCCTTGTGAATGGTGTCTTTTTCCTTTGGCTACTTTTCTTAGGTTTTGTGGGTTTAAATGATGCTCTCTGCAAAATGCTGTAAAAGCTTCTGGGTAATAGACTGTTCCATCAGGGGCTGTAAGGACATAATGTTCTCCACAACCATAATTAAAGGGTCTTTGGCCTCTTTTAAAGCGTGTGTCATTGCACTCTTGACAAAATGCCCCTGTTTTTCTTTTTGGTAAATATTTACCACATTTAGGGCACCTTACTGTTCTTCTATTACCACCTGCCATGCAGTTCCACCCTATATTTCTTTTAGGGCGTAGCTGATATTCTAAAGTCAGTGCGTCTTCTTTAGGTAACATAGCTAACTCTTCTATCACGATATCTTTCTTATTTAAAGACCGTAAAATACTTCCCACAGGTCGCATGCTGCAAAAGTGCTGGGACAGTCGATAGGATAAGTTATGGCGTGTTATTCCAACATAGCCGTGTCTTATATCACGGTCTTCTTTTAAATGAATATGATATACCTTGTATAATCTATGTTTTGCTTTATATGTCATTTTATATATGCCTTTCTTGTTACGATGTGTCGTTATTACATCTCTTATAGTTTCCTATAAGGTCAGACTATATCTTCATGCTTTTTGCATGCCCCCCGCTTCCACTCAACTTGAGTGTACTGATAGTCGTTGAACTTTCCTTATAATAAAGGCTTAGCTGCTGATTACCTAAGCGGCTTCCAGCAATTCAAGGGGTTTATTTAGACGGCGGGGCAAGGATGAAATTTACCGCGCCCAGATGGGTCTATTGCCATTACTGTTCCTGTATAACTTTCTGTCTCTTCAGAGCGGCTTAATGCCCCATAAAAGTAATCACCTTTAAGTGCCACACAGGGTACATCATGTAACCTTTTAGACGGCTCACTGCACCATGCCCATTTCATAGAGGAGCTATTAAGGTCTAAATCGGCTACAATGAGGTCTTTTACTTTCAATGGGTATTTCTCGGCATCAGACAGGTTTGTATTGAGCATAAACTGTAAGGCAAAACCTGCGCGCCCATAGGATAGCTTACGTTTTGCTATCTCGTCTTCATCAAACCTATCGGGGTCAGTAGGCAGCCCGCTGTACCTTGTAGGGTTCTCATCGAACTTCTGGGCAATAAAGGGGGCTAATTCGTCTCCATAATTTTCACGTTCTTTTTGGTCTTTTGGATAGGTAACTGTCCATACCATCTTTTTGTATCCACGTTTTGTCAATTCATTATAAAGAGACATCTCATTCTGTGGGGTTCCCAGGTAGATAATTTGTCCTCCTGGTTTTAAGACAGCATCAAATTCTTTTACGGCTTCTGATAGTTTATCTCGTTGTATCTGTGTTCCCGAATTATTAGGGACCTCGACGTCATCGGCGATTAGCAGGTCTGCACGGCTTCCCGTTATCTGTCCTGTAATGCCCACGGATTTAACAGACGGGGAAATATCAGGGACAGCAAGCCCCACATCAAAAAGATTTTGTGTATCTCTTTGCCCCCTTTGTGGCAATAAAGGTTCCAAAAAAGACAAGAGCATGATAATGCGCTTAATGAATACAGCGTTTGCATCTGCTCTGTCTTTGGAGGCGGAGACAACCAATACCTTTAGCTGTTGGTCTTTCCACAATCGCCATACTGTATAGGCACAAGTCAGGAAAGACTTAGCAACCCCACGGAAACCCTCAATGATAAAGCGGTCTCCAGGTGGGGTCATTAAGTATTTTGCTATGTCATATTGAATGGCAGTGGGGGCAGGAAGACCAATACTTTTCCAGACCATGAAGACAAAGACACGAAAATCTTTGCTTGCTTCTGTTATCTGTTCTTCTGTCCACATTCTTTATCACCGCATGTCTTTAAATATAGGAATTACTTCGGTTGCTTGTTTCTTTAATTCTGTCATTCCCTTAGTTTCTGGTGTGGTCTTCATATCGTTTTCCTTCAAAAATTTACGTACCTTATCCAGAAAAGCGGGGTTCTTTCTTAGCTCTTTGTCTTTCAAGCCTTCAAGCAGTGCGGTGACTTCCAGTTCTGCTATCTGGTCTATCAGCTTTTCATCAATTTTTATCATGCGTTATGCACCCCATAATCATCGTAAGCTTGCAGTGTATTTGCATCAATAATAGACAAAACTTTATTTGCATAGTCAGGGTCGGTTGCATAGACACTACCCATAGCATAGACAAAGGATGCTACATCAAAAGTGTTGCTCCAAATCTGCCATGCTTCCGCATATGCAGGTTCTTCGGCCATCAAGATACACCAGTCTTCACAGGCCTCTTCCAAAGAATTGTAGTCCTGGAAGCGGTCTTCAATCGTATAGTAGCCGTAAGTATCAGACCACTCCTGTGTCTCTGTTACAATATACGGGCCTGTTCCGTTCCACTTACGGCCAAAGATGTTGTAATCACCAATCACATATCGTCCCCAGCCGCTCTCAAGGGCCCCCTGTGCAATCAATACGGATGCAGGAAGGTTCCATTTATGTGCCACTGTGGCCGCTTTAGGCCCTAACCAATTAATAAATTCATCAGGTGTCATGCATGTCTCCTTTCTTCTTTAATGGCTTTATACATCTTGTATAGCAGCCAACCTATTTGAATTACTGTATAAATGCAGGTCAGTATGTAGACCCACTCATTCCAAGAAAAACCCATAAAAGTCGAAAAGGTCACACCCGCAGAAGGTGTAACCTTTATGACATCATTTCTAAATGTTTCTGTTCTCAAAATTTCACCACCAACCTGGATGCAAAAAGCAAGCATAAAAATAAAAACCAAAAAGTAAGCATATCGTGATATCGCATTTGTTCCTCCATGTTTTATTTGTTAATGTGTGGTCCCCACTCAATGGTAATTGAAGAAATAGTAGCGGAAAACCAGGGCACACCATTTATATACCACTTCTTATTCTTTGGAGAAGCATCATATCTTATTGTATATGAGTTTCCTGCCGTTACATCATAATAGAAGTCAAACACCCCTACACGTGTCTTTATGCAGTTAATGTATTGGGGGCACACCCACGTAGCGTACTCTGATATTAATAAAGACCCAGAAGGTATTGCCAGTGTCGCAGGGGAAGCAGTAATAACAATATCACTGTTTATCAAGGTACCATCAGTTACATTTAAAGTTCCCGCGTTCCATCCTGAATGCCCAGAAACAGTAGCGTGCCATTGTGTTCCATAAGGAAACCAATGTTCATTCTCATCTGTCCAGCTTTGTCCCCCAGCATGTAATGTAATTGTCTGATTAGGGCTTTGCTGTATTTTTAAATAAAACTCTCCATGTTGTACCAGTTGATATACTGTATTATTTTTTAGAATGCGTACAGGTGTGCTTCCTCCTGTGGCTCTTTCTCCTAAATAGGATGTAAGAGGCATAAACACTGTTTGATTTTCCACGTTTGCAGTTATCCAGCGGTTTCCTGTGTTACACTCTTTTTTCTGTGTATACATGTCCACCTTATATACAGTGTTTTCTTTTTTTATATTGAGTACATGTGTTGATTTACTCATACATTCCTCACTCTATCCACATCTCGGCACCGTTTGGAAACACAATATGTCCGTTAGGTGATAAGCAAAAGCGTGTGGTTTCCTGATAATTGAGTGCAGCATAATCACTATCCTTAACATATATAAACAAGAGCTTTTCATCATCATATGCACCTATCTCCCATGAACCTTGAGGCGTTTTAACACTCATTACAGGGCAATAATCAGCACTTTTCTGGCGTGTTATCTGTAATGCCGCCCTATCTCTGCCATTAACAAAGGAAGAACGGGTGGTGGCTGTAATAGCCCCTGTCATTACTCCACCTGTTTTTTTCAAATATTTTTGTTCACTAACCTGTCTATTATCATAGGTAGTGGGGTCCCATGTGGCAGCTTTTTGTGCACTTTGCGCTGCGTCTTGTGCAGCTTGTGTTGCTTGTGCTGCTTGCGTAGTTGCTACCGTAGCTTGTTGCTGCGCTGCTGTTTGGAATGTCTCTGCCTGTTGGGCTGATGTAGCCGCCTCTCTTGCCTTATTAATTGTAGTCTGCATGTGGGTTTTTACCGCATTTAGCACGGAGACACATTGAGACCACAGGTCTTTTGCAATTAAAGCCCATGAACGGCTGGACTGCGTTTTACCTGTTGGAGACTCCGCATCTGCTTGTCCATCTGGAGATACTGTACCTATAGCCCAAGATTGAGAAGCCATCTTGTGGGAGGCCGCTTGTTTATTAGACCCCTCCGCCGTTGTAGCAGCTGTCTCTGCTGCCTTTTTGAGGGCGTTTAAACGGTTCACATACGTATTTCCTGTTTGCGTAATGGTTGTTACCTGTTCTGTGCCTTTTGTCTGTAACTCATTCAGCAAAGATGTTTTAGTGGCTGTAATATAATGCAAGGTAACTGCATCTGTGGGTTTCTTAGGGTCTAATACATTGATAATTCGATGCATACGTGCGTCCCACGCGTGTGCGGCCTCAGATAACGCCATACCCCCATCACGTACTTCATCTCTGGTTTCTTCTGCCAGGTGCAAGAGCTGCACTTCTTGTACAGACATATCAGCTGCTTTTAATACGGATGCGTCTTTCCAAGCCACTAATGGTTGTGTAGTGGTCTGACGCACTATCTCTATTTTTAATTTAGTAGGAGACATTAAGGTAATTTGCTTATTTGTTACAGTATATTCGCTACCCTGTACCAGTTCTTTTCGTGTCTCATTATCTACCAAACGTACTTTCACAAAAGCCTTACGAAGATAATCAAATGGAAAAGAATAGACCCGTTGTGTCCCATTGCCCTGGTATGTCACTTGTGTTTTTCTTTCGTCAGCCATAGGGCTCCTTTCTCATAAAAAAAAAATAGAGGGTCATAAAGACCCTCGCATTGTTTCTCTATTAATTTAATATCTGTATAACGATAGCCGCAATGCCATAAAAAGCTAAAAAGCCCCGTACAATTACCCATATTTTCTCTTGTAAAGAATAATATTGGAAGAGTTCTCTCTCATTATGAATGGTGTCGTAAATACGGCTACGTATTTTCTGTTCTTCTGGAGATAAGTAATCCCAGTTATTATCCCATTCTCCTGTATACCCTTTATGCACTTTTAGCCTCCTGTTAGCTTTTCTAAAAGACCTTTCTGTTTATGTTCCCGTTTCTTCGGGGCTACCTTCTTAGGTCTGGGTTTCTTCAAATTCAGATTATCCTTTATTAGCGAAGACACACCTACCATAGCCCACCAGGAGCCTAATGGCAAAGACCGCATGAGACTATCAAAATCTCTTGTGTCTCCCTGGTGTGTTGCCAAATTATAAGCACCTATTGTCCCATATGTGGTCTTGTCGATAACACCCGCAGCAGGTGCCTGCCCAAAAAACTTCCCAGCCTTTCCACCTACTGACATATCCGAATATGGTTTTTTGTAGGTATTATCTACTGTAGTTCTAAAGCCCTGGAAGCCTGTAGTCATTTCTGCGACATCGGTACCTACAGACAGAATAGACATAAAGGATGCTCTTGTCAACCCCGCCAAGGCTAAACGCTGTGGCGTAAGGTTCCTATCAAAGAAGGCATCCCGTTTAGCTGTATCATTGGGGTACATAGCGTACCCTCTGGCAACAGTCAGCCCATAATAGGTCATAGCATTTGTGCCCATGGAGAACATTAATGCCATCCCATCGTCCACTTCATGGGACTGTAAGGCTCTCATCATCTGTCCGTTAATCGTCCTAAATGTAAAATCTTTAAACTGGAAGAACAGTTTAGTGAACCAATTAGCATCCTTAAGGTACCCAGTATTCCCTATGGTCTGCTGCTGTATAGACCGCAAAGATTGGTTCCTAACCAGCTGTCTCCATAATGTAAACGTATCAGGAGACTCCTGCATCCATTTGTCCATTGAAGCTGCTACCTGGTCTTGTGGAACATCAAGGTATTTCTTTATATCCCGTTTCATGCTAACCGTATCAGACACCCCTGCTGCTTTCAGTTTCTTTGCACTTACAGGGTTCCTAAAGGCACTAAATGTTTTACCGTTTGCCCAGTCTATAAGGTCTGTAATGGCACTAATGCGGGACTCCTGTTCCATAGCGTCTGTCAGCTTTGTCATCTGGTTTACAGTAGAGGTCAATAAAGACTCTCTATGTGTCCATTTGTAAGCACTATCGGCCACTGTGGACAATACGGTACGTGAACCGTCATCATTATGTGCCATGGTCTGGCTAAAGGCACGGTTAGTCATAGAGGAGCTCATATGCCACGCTTTGGTCGCAATAGACTCTCCCTTTAGATGCTTTTCGGCTGCTTCGACTATAGACGCCAGTTCTCCCTTAGACATGTGTCTCCAGCCTCTGGCCAGTGTTTTACCAAAGACAGGGATACCAACCAACAAAGAATGAAAGCCACTGTAAGCAACCATAGACCCAATTTCACCTGTCTGTGCAAAGGTCATGTTACCCCCTACGTTTGCATAAGAGTGCTTACGTATCATATTGGACAGCAAGTTCCGATTCTTCATGTCGGCTGTATTATAATCACCCACACCTCTTATCATCTGGATGGAACGTCTTAACGCATCTTTCTGTCTCTCTGCACCTCCTTTGCCTAATATATGTTTGCTCTTTTCTAATTCCTGGGTACATGTATCCAGAAAATCTTTGGTACCACCTTCCCCAAAGGTGGCATGTAAAGCAACATCACCAGACATTCTGTTTATCATTTGTGGCATAATTTTGTCTATATCAAAATCACGCATATCTCTGTCAAAACAGAAGGTAACACCGTTACCAATATCCATTTCAGCGGATGTATCCATAGGAAAACGGTGATTAAAGGATGCCATACTGTCTCTAAAAGTAGACACATCACCATCCATAAACTCCATATCAGACATGTGCCTGTCCTTAATACCGAATGCCCAGTCCTTAGCGTTTTCCTCTATCCAGGCATCCACGGCTTCATCGGTTACGCCTGTCTTAACAGGTGGAACGTCTTTAGGCCCATGGGGCTTGCTGTTATACTGAAGTCTTGCAATATCAAAATCTTGTTGGGCTTTATGTTCAAGCTGTTCTCTAATGACTTTTCTATTTGCATTGCGCCTTGCATAATCCGTAAGCATTTCCTGGAATTTATCCCAGCCTTTAGCACCACCATAATAGTGTGCCCCTACATAGTCATACATCTTATCCATGTCTACAATACGGTAAAATTCATCGTCATTAAAGAGACCATCATGACTAAGGTATGCTCCTGTTCCTTTTCGTCCGCCTAACTTCTCACCCTCTGCCGCCCCAAATTCCATCATATCTTTACGAAGGGCTTTCATGCGCCTTGCTAAAGACACAATATCCGCAGGGTATTTAGCCAGGGTGTCCGCCTTACCCAGGGCAGCACAGTTTTCATTAAGTAAGTTATAACATTTAACAATGTCTTCATTGACTTTATTGATATACTTATTCCTTAATGCCCCCACGTGACCATACGTTTTCACCGTATATTTGATACGGTCATCCATAAAATCATTATACATAGACAGCCAGCGGTCTTGCATAAACCGTTTAATGTCTTCTGTTGATTGTGTCATACCGAAACGTTCATGTCCACGCATTTGTGCATCGTGTAAAAGGATATTTGCTGCTTCTCTTAATCGTGGCAGACGGGAAGAGGCCAGCTTACCATAAAGGGTGCCAGGAAGCCAGCCTGCCTCCAACCACTCTCCTGGAGAAAAATGAAGACCCAGGAAATCAAGGTACCAGTGTTTATTTTCTTTAGACACAGCCCCTTTAGTATCCATAAAGGTCTCATGAACAGGGGTTAGCATGTTGTCTTTGGAATAATGAATATCCATGACTACATTAGAACCATCAGCCAGGGGCGTAACTACCTGCTTATTATTAATTTCATTCTGAACACCACGTATTATCAGGTCTTTTAATTCTTCATCCGTTGTGTCTTTATTCATAATGTTCTTTTTAAGACGTTGCCAAAACTTCTCCTTCTTATTAAAAGAATGTTCTACCCAATAGGCCAGTGCCTCTTCAGGGTTATTGGCCTGTTTAGCAGCTAATTGCCATGCAGGGTCTTTTGACGTTTGCATCTTCTGTTGTACGGTATTCAGCAGCTGCTTATAAGAACTTTCAGGCATTATATGCTGTAAGCCCTGATGTACACCAACTTCATGTGCCACTAAGCCCTTAATGTTCTTAGGTGTCACCTTATCGGACAATAAAACAGACACACCTGATGCCTTATCAGTAAAGGCTACGGCTTTTTTGTCTAAAGAAACCCCATTGTAGGCGGCTAACTTCTCTGCATGCTCTCTGGACACAATAAAGAGCTTATTAGCATCCATGAGTTCCTGTGCCTCTTTGCTGCCATCTGCCAGCCGCCTCTGATTTACTTTGGACAGGTAATCTACTACCTGCCCTTTATGTGACATAGGGGAGACATAATCCTCTGCCTGTGCCACTATGGTTCTCTTAGTCTGCTCTATGGTGTCTTCAAGGGCATTAATCTTCTTACCACGGACACCTGCTTTACGCAAACGCCCTGCAAGGCCTATAGCGCCCCCAATGGCCCCACCAAGGAAAGCAGCAGAAGCATAGTCTGGTTCCCAGCCCCCATAATTCTTTGCTGCCCATCGGTTTGTTGTAGCCACTGCGGAGCCTAAAGCAACTTTCGTGCCACACTGAATGGCAAAATTATCCATACCTGTAATAGCCGAAGACACCCGCATTTGTTTCTTTAAAAGTGAAATCTTTTTAGTTAAAGCAGCTACCTTACCAGCTTTTGCCAGTAAGGCTGTACCACCAGAGACACCCGCAGCTACAATAGTTACAGGGTCAAATAAAGCCCCCACCACAGAGCCCAATGTAGATAGCCCATATTCCATCTGGGAAACACGTGCCCGCCTCTGCATGTCTTCTTGTTTCATGTAGAGGAGCTCTTGTAAGGCTTCTGCACTGGATGCATGTGTTAAGACATATTCCTGTGCTGCTAGCGCTCCCGCTATCTTGTTGCCTTGTGTATCTGTGTCTGGCAGTTCTCTTTTAACCATCTCTACTTCTTCTTGAGATGGGTTATATGTATCCAGAAAATGGGACACTCCTGATGCATTTATGTTTGCCCAAAGGTTTCTTAAAACAGCCCATGCACCATCATCGACTGCATTATCAATAAATTTATCTTTTGTTTCTTCCCATGTTCTTTCAAAGTAAGACGGATGGCGGTTGTCTTCAGGAATAGGTGCGGGTGTCTCTCCCCAAGGCCCTATTGGGTGCGCCTCTTCAAACACCTGAAAATCAGGAGACACACCTAAAGCACTGGTTAACCCTGAAGCATATTCTTCTACAGACGCCCCATAATAACCACCATTCTTTAATGCTTGTGCATAAGATACGGGGTCTGTTGCATCTGCAATACCGTTCTCGACATAATTTGCCAGATAAGCCCCAGCAAATCTTGCCCCCTCTTCTCTGGAAGAAAAAGGTTTATACCAGAGGTCTCCATCAGGCTGCCTCCAGTCATCCCCCATATCTTCAGTGGTTGTAAAGCCCCCTAAGTTGTTTCCTGTTCGGAAGAGTTCAGACGTAAAGCCCCCTGTCTCGTGGTACCATTGTGCCCATATCAGATTAGGGTCAAGATATCTACCTGTCTTATTTTGAAATTCCTGTGCAGCTATCTCCGCCAAATCCATATAGGGTTTCATATCACCTGGCACTTAGACACCTCCTTATCAATCTATAATTCCCTTAAACCTATCTAAAATATCATCAGTGATACTATCATTATCATCTGACGTATCATCTGTATTTGTTTCACTATCTATAATAGCTGCCCCTGTTTCATTACCGCTGGCTAATTCATCAGACATAATATTGGACTGCTCTGTAAACTGTGCTTTGGTATAGGCAGCTACAGGCTGTGCCCAATTTGTAGACCGTAAGACCAACGTATGGTCCCAGCGGCTGTATTCAAAGTACAAATTGTCTTCTTCTACACCCCATGCAGCATTATTGATAGCTGTCTTATGCCGTAGCCAATTCATGGTGGCAGCACCTGCATCCAGCTTGTCATCTGCCGAAATGTCCGAAAAGAACGCTTTAGGCAAAATATGTCCCTTATAGGTCATAAATACTCTTGATACTGTATCATTGACCTGCTGGGTTGCTGTGTCTTCATCCATGCCACATGCACGGGCATAAAGAAACAAATTGTGCGCTAAAGGCTGCACTAAGGGGTCATCAAGGTACGCCCTGTCCGCCTTAACGCTCTCATTGTCCTCTGTAGAATAATCTAAAGTTTCCACAGCATTGTTATTCGCCATATTAATATAGTCATCTTCAAACAGCTGTCTCTGTACCTTATCAGCCAGCTTTTCTGCTCCATTAATGAACATAGACAACGGTTGTTCTACATTCAACGGGTCTGGGTTCATGTCCATTAACATCTGTAATGTTTGGATTTTAGCTGTGTCTTCATCACCAAAGATAGACATAAATCGTGGTGTATCAGCTGCCAGCATATGGAGACCCGTTGTTATACCACCGAAACTCTTTGAAAAGGCATCATTCAAAGCAGATGCGGATGGGTGTATCAAAGCCTCATGCACCTGGTTCTTTATGCCCTCTGCAAGGGCACCATGAGGCGCAAAGTCTAAGACAGCCATCATTTGCCTTGCTTTTACAGCGGGGTCTGCGGAAGACTGCATGAGTTCCATATATACCTCTTCTGCTGCCCTATTCTGGTCATCTTTTGAGACTGTCTTTGTAACAATGTTTCCTGTCTCGTCATACTGCTGTACAGTCAGATTATTACCAAGAGCCGCTCTACCACCAGACAATAAGGTATAAATAGCTTTTTTAGCTGTTCGGACACCTATGTCTGCATTTACCTGTTTTGCATGGTTCCTGGCTTCTTTTTCCAATAGACGTGCCTTTATTTCAGGGGCAGCATCTATGGCCTTGCGAAGATAAGGCTCAAGCGTAAGATAACCCTGGGGGCTGTCTTTTTGCAGCTTTTCTGCATAAGCTTGAAGACCCGCTGTATCCCCTGCTGCTTTTAATTTATCAATTTCAGATGTCTTATCAATAGACCATTTATTCATCTTATTAAAAGAAGACTGCCCTGCCATAACCAAATAGTCTTGTAAGTCAATCTTATCTTTTACTTTAACATCAGCCAGTGTTTCTGGGTCTCTATACAGGGTTGCTTCTCCCAGCGCCTGTATCTTATCGGGAGACCCCACATCACGGGCGGCCTGTTTCAGTAAGCCTTCTGCCATTTTAATAGACTCGGATGGTTGATAACCATTAAGAGCCATAGCTAAAAACTTCTGGGTAGCTGCTGCTGTAGCATCTTCATTAGACATTCCCAAAGACATCTGATGAGTTAAATCCCCTAATGCCACCTGAAAGCCCCCATCACGCTCTGCTTTGTAATTAGCTGAACGCTGGGCACCCTGCAAGCTGATGCTTTGTACCAGCCCCTTTTCATAACTTTCATAAAAGCCTTCATCAAGGCTGTCCATATTGACTTCAAAAGGCAGCTTATTTTTCATGTCCTGATAATAAGACTGCTTAAAGGAGTAATAGCGCTCTGCTTCTTCCATTGCTGTGGGGAGCTCTCCCTGTTCTTCTCGCAATTTTGCATATTCCTGGTCGGCCAACATGGCCATATGCTTTCCACGCATCTTATCAATATAAGCCACTGCATATGGGTTGTCTGCCAGCTGGTACTGCCCATACTGTGCTAAAAGCTGTGCAGAAGTAGCTGTTGCCCATGATTTTGGGTCAGTAGCCCCTAAAAGTGCTTCAACCTTATTGGCATCTAATTGTTTCTGTTTGTCCCTTTCTGATATATAAGACTCTACAGCGTCCCCAAAGATACCCAAGGAATGGGCCAAACGATTACCTGGCATAGCCTGGGCATCTATATAACGGGAGGAAGACTGCAATGGATTTAAACGTGATACATAAGTAGCTACAGGCTGCTTAGTGAATTGCCTTTGTGTTCCAATAGCATTTGCTATGTTTGTTGGCATCTTAGACCCCCTCCCTTAATCTGTTCATAGTTCTAAAACGTGAATTGGAATACTTTGGTTCCCACGCAAAGTTATAATCATTTTGTCTCTTTGTCTTCAATTTATAACCTGTATAATCACCCCAGCCCCTATCGTTACCTAATGCGTTCCTTGTGGTCTCAATAGGGGACACATTAACATTCCTACGATAGTTATTTATGGCTGTGGCGTCTTTCTTTGCTGCATACCCCTTTAGGCCTGTGGCAGCTAAAGACATCAAATCACCTATCTTATCGGGCTTAGCCTGTGCATAGGTATTAGCAATGTATTCTTTGGTAGACAAAGCGGTGATTTCTTTATTCAAGTCAATCTCATTACTCTTGCGGCTATAGTTATCCTGAATAGACCCAACGGCTCTGGCTGTGTCTGCTTCACCCGCCCTAATCAGACGGTCGGCTGTCCTTCCACCTCCAGCCATGCCTTCTGCAATAGCTGCCTGTACAGAGGAATTTAATTGCATTTGATTAATACGGGTTTTTATAATGTCATTAACAGCCGCTTCATATGAGTCTCGCCTTTCCTGTTCATAGTTTTGAAAGGCATAGTTCATTTCTTGCACAGCACCTGTCATTTTCATGTTTGCGGCCTGTGCGGCTGCTTTATTCCTTTGTCGTATGCCCCAGGCTTGTAAGGCCATCTGTCCTGCGACTGCCCATGTGCACATCTGTGTCTTTCACCTTCTCTTCTCGTGTAATTGTAAATGTACCCCAGTTGCCCTTTAAGCGCCTCCAGCGGGCTCCCAAGTAGTTCAAATAGACCACATGTGTATAATTGCATAACCACACCACATTTGTAATTACTCTGTAGTGCTGTAAAAGAACTTCTTTAAAACCTTTAGACCACCTGATAAATTCTATTTTATGCTTCTCTACGTTTGTAGTCAGCAATAACCATACTTTTGCGGTGCCTTCATTCAGCGGTTCTATTCCTCCAATACCCAGCAAAGAACCATCAGACAATGTAACAGCCATAACACCCTTTAAGTGACTTAAAGTGGCATAAAGATGTGTCCTATCATAAATTCCCGTAGCATGAAAAACCTCTTTAGCATCCGCTTTTCGGATATGTTGTGCAAAATAATGCAGCTGTTCTTTCGTTGCTGGCATAATAGCTATCATATACTGTGTGTCCTTTTCTGATAATTTCCAGACCACGTCCATTCCATTAAGGAAACAGGTGTAGGCGCCCTGGAACTAATTGAAATAATACAATTTGAATTAACAGACATAATTGGAAAAAGCATCGCCCCTGTCTCTAACGGGATGATGCCCAGTTTGTTTGCAGCCTGCCCTAAGACACGCCCTGTATGATAATATTTATTGTCTGCCCTGTTGTCTTTATGAGACACCTTAACTTCAAATACCCCTGTCTCTTCAAAGTTTATCTTTGCATTGGTCAGTTGGAGGCGCCCTTCATCATCAGCAACAACCCCTGCATCTGTTTTACGCTTAACGTAAATAGTAGAAAAATCAATTCTAAAGGTGTAAACCTGTCCTATTGTCACCTTTTGTCCCACATAGTTCCCATGAAGGTAACATTTATCTGCCTTTACGTCTTCTGCGGAAAACTCAAAATAGTGCTTATCGGGGGTTACTACACCATAGTAAGTACCATCAGGCACAGCATGGTTATAAGAAGCCCCAAGGTGCAAAATAGTCTGATGATTAATGTCATCATAGTTTGCTGCTGGAATGGGGGCAGTAATTGCCTTTCTGTCCAAGAAGACCCTATAAGGTTCATCTTCATAATCCTTTGTATTATAAGTAAATATCACCTTTTCCATAAATAATCGGTTATCCCTATTTAATAAGAGATATAATTCAGACCCAATAAAGCCCCCACCTAAAACAGCGGCCTTATCAAATTCCCAATAAGACCAAGAAGACTGTAATCGTTCATCGTCTGCAAAAAGGAATTTATATACATATAATTTTGAGGTATCCCCCACAGACGGCAGTAATACAATGTTTTCATTGCCACAAGAATAAATATCATAAATACCATTCTTTAATAACGATGGGACATGTGATGTAATGTCCTGTGCGTCTTTAGTCCCACGGGTGTCATCCATTGTATAGTATTCTCTTACGCTGGAGTATAGGGCTCTTTTTACAATAAAGTAAATGCGTCTCCCCACTGTTTTTGGGGCAACCGCCACATCACATGCAAAGGATGTGGTATGTGGCACGGAAGCATTCTGTGGGGATAAGACGCCATCTACAGACAAAATGAATTGTGAGTTTTGTGAGAACAACACCAGGTCTGTTGAAAAGGGTACCGCATGGTACAAAATGGACACCTGGTTATCAGACACCGCTAAATCAATGGGGTCTGTATCCTGTACTTCTACTGCTGATGCCCCCCAAAAGTCAAAAAAGGAGGCAGAACGTGACAAAATAACATTTTCTCCAGATAAGACACCAAGCCTATTTCTAAATAAAAAGATATCATTGATATTGTTATTTACAAAAGATGGATGGGGGTTTGAGTCATCATCACCTGATTTTCGCTCATCCCAGGAAACCTCTTTAATGGTAAAAGACCCGTCTGCATTTCTAATTAATGTATGTGGCATCGTTGAATTATTAAAGCCAGCAAGTATACCAGGTCTTGCACATTCTTTCCATACATTATCGGTTGCGTCATATGATACATAATAATCATCTGCATCAGAGCCACTGTTTCCAATAACCTTTACCGTATATCCCTGTACAGCTGTCACTGGTAAATTTGTAAACTTCTGTACCGAATGAAAGATAGCAAATAAAGCATTGCCATTAAAGCCATCATCACATGAACAAGAATTTATATGTACCTCTTCTTTTCTCATGTAAAATGCAGAGTTTACCAGCTGTGTCTGCCAACCCTTTTCTCGTACCTTTTCTGCTAAGCGGTCTCGAATAAAATTGGTGTCTATCTTCTTTGCGTCCTCTGCATTATCCCCATTAGGTGTTGTAAAAGACGCAACATTTTCTCCATTAATAAAAATGGTATAAGTGCGCCCATATTGCCCTGATTTAACATTTATGAGACAAGCATGGTCATCCCATGTTGAGGATACCTTTTTGTCCCCCATTGTCACTTTAAAATTCCTATTAACAATAAATGTATAATCCGCAATAGTGACCAGCCGTAGCTGTGTACGGGGTTTAGACACCGTTAAATACTGCTGTGCGTTCCCCTCATACTTGACTGTCTTCTTGTTACCATGAAGGTCATAAATAGACACCCCTGTACCATCAAATATCATCATGTACCGCTCATCTTCATCACGGTTTGCAATGTGTACCAGGGGCTCTGGGTTAGCAAAAGGAACACCTAAGTCAGCAATATAGCATGTAGGTGGTCTTTTCTGTAGCCCAGAAGCTTCAGTAGAAAAACCATTTACCTGTGTCTCTAATTGTTCGGGAAGACGCAATAATGCTGGCTGCTGTGAAATACCCGCTACCAGGTTCTTTACTGTCTGTGATATTCTGCTCATCTTACCTCCCCTGTAACTGCTGGACATAGGTCATTCTGTTTGCATTATAGGTACCTATCTGCATCTCATATTCCTGCAATGCCACCCATGCTTCCTGTTCTGCTTCCCCTAAAGAATTGTCTAAGCTGTCATCCCCCAGTGTCTCATTTTGAAACTTTCGGGACGCTTTAGCTACAATATAGTGCGCAATAGGGTCAAGAAGGTTCTCAATGTCAATATAAAGGACAACCGTGACTTCTATAGGCTGTTCAAAAATATCTGTCTGATTATCTACGTCAAAAACATACCCATCGCGCTGCACATATTTAGTTCCGTCTGTCCCTACCAAAAATAAAATATTATCAGACCACCTGATTTTATTTGTATAGACATCAGGATTAAAAAGATAAGATGTCCATGTATTCCAGGCCCACCCCTTTGACTGCACATAGCGGCTTGTCTTATGCAAGATACGCAAGGCATTTGCTACATCAACGTTTTCAATTACTTCCAACGTGTTCACAGAGGGTTCCCCAATGACACCTAACATTTCATTTACAGCATCTAATTCTGTCATCTATTACTCCTTTTCTTTTAAATATGGCAGGCCAGGTAGGACTCGAACCCACATCTTATGGTTTTGGAGACCACCATTTTTCCATTAAACTACTGGCCTATAATGGAGGGATTTAAGGCTCCCTCCTGTTACCTGTGTCTTACTTCGTTGCGCCCATGAAGACCGCTTCAGGACGAAGACCACCATGACCCATAGCATAGGATGCTACAAGCATGTCTGCCTGGTATTCAGCACGGCGTGCTTTTTCCAGTGCAAGGTCTTTCAGTTTAACGGTGCCCACCGCGGAACGGTGCATAGCAATGTAAACCGCCTTAGCTGCATAAGCTGCGGGGAATACATGACCGTCCCCCTGGAGTACACCATCATTCTTTGCTGCCCCACCAGCCGTAAGGTGCGGGGTTTCAATGATGTCAAAACCAGCCACACGAAGGACATTTCCTTCCGTAATGGTTGCTACTGCCCCATAGTCACGATTAATGGCCACAAGAGACGCAACAAGGGCATTTACGCCCACAGGGGTCATGAACACATAGCGGTCAGATGCAGGAACATAGTTCTGGGACATCTTCGCTTTGACGTGCAGAAGAGAAGACACCAGTTCCTTACCAAAGGCTTCTGTGATGTCTGCTGCTGTGGTCAGCTGCATAATCTCCCCTTTACCCAGACCAGTGATGTTCTCCTTGTTGGCTACCACCATCTTAGCGGCTTCTGCAAGGACAGCCCCATCTGCGGCCATTGCCAGGGCTTCACCCATCTGTCTGGAGTATTCGCTGCGGACATCATAGTGCTTCAAGGCTTCATCAATGTCCGTAATCATCTGGGAGGTGGTCAAAAGGCCATCAATCAGAATGTTCTTTTCAGCCCCAGGAATGTTCTTACGGATATCATCCAAAGACTTACCAGGTTTCAGGTAGTCAGCGGACGCCCGCCCAAACACAGGGAACTGTGCGGATTTACCGCTGGAAATAGTTCTCAAAATATGCCTTCCATTAGTTACGGAAGCTCTCTCAAAAGCTGTAATAGTTTCCCCTGCAAATACCTTCAGGTACATTTCAAGGGAGTCTGTCCCTCCCTGGACTTTACCAGGTTCTGCTACAGTTACGTTCGACAATTAAATATTCTCCTTTACAATAAAAAAGAGGAGCATATTGCTCCTAAATCAAAATAAATATAGTATTAGCCAATGAAGTTTGAATGCATGGTCTTGCGCTGTACTTCTTCTGTGTATGCTTTATCTCTGGTATAGCGGGGGTCTCTCATTGCTTTTACCATCTCTGCTTTCGATGCATAGCCCTCCTGCGCCTTTCCAGAATTACCACCACCCAGAACAGTGCGGTTCGCTGTACCATACTTCTGCTCCATCTGTGCCTTATACCCCTCAAACATGACGGACAGCTGTGTCACATCTCCTGCGTCAATCGCATGATTAAATGCATTAATCTGTGCATCAGACAATCCACCTACATAGGCCACAATACGGTCATATTCATCTTCACCGCCTGCGGCTTCAAAGACAGCATCCCTATATGCCGTTACCGTTGCTTCCAGACCAGCAATGTAAGCATCCACAACACTCTTCGGATACCCAGCTTTCTCCAGGGCTTTGTAGCTGTCTTCAGACAATTCACCATTGTCTTCATACTCTTTAGACATTCCATCAAAATCAACCCCTTTAGCAGTCAGGTCTTTAATGACATCTTCTTCTGCCTGTTTCTGGTCTGTAATGCGTTGCTCAACTGTTTTCTCTTTAGGGTCCTTTTTGTCACCTTTTGGAGACTTTTTGGTATCCTCTTTGTCAGCTTCTTTTTTCGTTTCTTTTTTGTTGCCTTCATCATCCGTTTCTTTAACGGAAACATTCTTTGTATCTGATGTCTTAATTTCTACATCTTCGTGTCCTTTAAGGGCATCTTCTGCGCCCCCTGTGACCGCATTAGGGCCATAAAGAGACCCATTGTCACTATCCGCCACCTGGACGGTATTATCATTATCCATTTTTAACCTCCTTGTTGCTGCCCATTATTCATTACCCCCTGTGCCATCTGTGGGGCTGCCCTTGTAGCCATCTCGGCCATCTGCTGCTGTTGTAATTCCTGCTGCATTTCTTCTTCAGTCTTGACTAAACCAGACACATCCAAACCAAGTGCATTGGCTTCCATAAGGGTCATTTCATTCCACTTAATGGCTTTTGCCTGTTCGGGGTTCTGGGCAATCAGCTGCATAAATGTTGTCAGTTTATTTAAATCATGTCCACGTCCAAGGGCTTCTAACCCTGTAGTAATCGTGGGTTCTACCAGGTCTTCTGGTAAATCAGGCATCTGTCCTGTTGCAGCCAGCTGTGCCAACATGCGCCTTACCAGTGGCAGCTGGAGCTCTTGCGACAAAATAGAATAGACACCACCAAGGGTGTCCTCTAATTCAGATGCTACATATCGAATTTCTTCGGCAGTTACACGCTCCCCGTTTCGCTGTACAGCACTATTTAGCATAAAGGCATAAGACAATCTTGACTCAATATTCTGGATGGTAGCATTAACTACCTGCAAATCTGCATATTTCTCCAGCTGTAGAGCATGAATGTCTTCTTTTCGGCCTGGTACAAATTCACCACTCTGTGCCTTAGACAGTTTATATGGCCTTGTAATCCCGTTAGGGTTTACCAAGAACAAGACATTCGCCGCAATGGCTGCTGTCTCCACAATGGCCTTAGAAAGCCCTTCAAGAGACTTCAAGTCCCCTAAATACTCTTCTACGAAAGACCGCCCATAAGACTCCCCATCTACCTTTACCATGCGCAATGGTATCCATGGGGTCTTTAATAATGGAAAAGACTGGTCTGAACCAGGGACTGTCTGTCCGTCAACTTCCTGATAAGACAAAAATTTATCATCTTCACGATAAACATGTGTGTAAACCTCAATGATATCTTCTGGCTTCTTTGTCTGCCCCTTTCCGTCCACCAAGGACTGAATGTCATCTGGGATGGCGGCATAGGCTATCTTATCTAAAGTAACAAGCTGAATAACATTCCCTAAGGCATCACGCTGTACCACATAAGAGTTAAGTTTATACAACTTCATCCCCTCTTCTTTTGGGGGGAGGAACAACAAGTCATTACCTGTAACAATAAGTACCTTTATGGCTTCGGCAAGGGTCACCCTGTACTGATGTGTCTCTCCATAGTCTGCCAGCTGATGCTCCTTTTGCATTAGCACCTGTTCTACCCGTGTCTTTAATTCAGGCTTTGCTTCCAGGTCTTCCTGTGCTTCCTGGCCTGGAGACAGCCTAAAAAAGGGGGCATTAGGAGGAAACAAAGCTAACATCAATTTAGATGCTAAATTGTTTACCCCCCGTGCCCCTACAGACTGGTACGGTGTGTCAAACGTTGTAGACGCTCCTGCCCCCGTTTTAGGAAACAATGAGGGTATCGTATACTTTGCACACTCTTCCGCCCTGGTTACATATGGAGACCTTTCAGACACTAAGCGCTCATAAAGAGCTTTTGCTGTTTCTGTCCGTTGTATCTCTGCCATTAGATGTTCAGCCCTGTTCCTGTGGTACCACCAGAAGCATTGGCGCCTGCATTAATCATCAGGCCTTTCTTGCCCTTTGCTTTTCTTTTCTTTTTATCGGCCGCTGTATCAATATTGACATCTGTCTGGCCACTTTCCTGTGCTGCGGGTGCGGCTGCCTGTGCTGGCTGTTCTACATTAATATCTGGCTGTTTCTGTCTACCAAACAGACCACCAGTAACCCCACCAACAACCTTACCTACACCCCGTACAGCGTGCTTTAATACTCGTCCTACTGCTTTACCTACTTTACCCATTAAGTCTCCTTTCTGCTTTATAAAACCCAGCCCGTACCGTAATTTCCACGGGTGTCCTCATCGTCTTCATCTCTATCAATCTTTAATTCCTGCGCCCCCCGTATTTTCTTCTTATAATCCTGACTACCACCAAAGATAGGGGAGTCGGGGTCTTTTGTCTGTGTATACGGGAGAATGTCTCTTCCTGCCGTGTTAATCTTTGGCATACTTACTTTAGACCATAAGCACATTAGTCCTCCTCTTCTTCTTTTTCAAAAGCTACAGACCGTAAATGCTCTTTTACAGCCACAACGCCCTGCAAGTACCCTATCTGCCGTTCAGCGTCCATGGTAAGGGGGAACCCAGACAATAAACCTTCAGTATTAAAGACACCATCCAGATACTCTATCAGCTGTGGAGACACATAGGGGGTTTTCAATTCCTCATTAATTGTCATCTTTTACCCTCTTTCAAAATCTTCACAAAGGAGGGGTATTCTAAAGTAAACCCCTGCTTCTTCATATACAGGTTCTTTGCCAGCTGGGGGTCTTCAGGGAGGGCAGCTGCTGTCTCTAACAGTGGTATATGATTTAACTTTGCTGTCTCTTCCATCCACTTTGCAGCTACACGCCCAAAGCCGTGAAAATTTGGGCTGACACAAAGGACAAAAAGCTCTCTAAAAACTTCTTGCTCCATCCACCAGGGGTTCTCGATGGTATACCCCACATACCCCACAACGTCTCCCTTATATAGGAAGGCTGCCAGACACCGCATTACTGCCATAACCCTCATAGCTTCTTCAGCACTCTTTTCAGAATAAAACTGTGCACAGTATTTATTTTTCATTGCACATTCTGTAAAAGCATGCAGTGCCTGATAAATATATGTGGTGTCTTTTGGTTTCACCATGTAGACTGTTAGTTCGGGTTCCACAACGTAACCTTGTACTTGCATACGTCATACTCCTCCTCTTTATTCAGAATATGTGCCACCCGTGCTTGCTGGAGTGCTTCTCCTTCAGACAACCCTACCTTTTTAAATTGGTCAACAACTGTCTTCCAGACCACCCCATATTTTTCTAAAACTTTATCTGCTGTCTTTGGTCCTATACCAGGGCAACCCTTATAATTATCGGCAGCATCTCCTATCATGACCTGTGCTAAGAAATTCTTATAAGCCTGCTTTTCTGAAATCTCAAACCACTCATCATGCAGAAAATCAAAAAAGATACCAGGAATTGTCTTGAAATCTTTATCGCCCGAAATGTGTACTTCGTGCCCCTTATATTTATCAGCAAGGAGCCCCACGCAATCATCCGCTTCCAGGGTTGGATAAGAGACACAGTCATATCTGTCTTCCACCCACTGACGTACTGCCCCATAGCAAACAGGCTTTAACTTTCCTGCACGGTTGCCCTTGTAGGTACTTAAAACTTCTTTTCGGAAATTCTTCGTTGGGTCTGAAAAACACATAATCAGACCATATTCACCCTTATAGTCCATATGGTTTAACACTTTGTCCACAATAAGGGACACCCTGTCCTCAAATTGGGCTTCTGCGTCCGAAGCGTTAGCATGAAGAGTCCATAGGTCTCCACCCCAGTTGACAGGTGTCTCTACGCTGGAGGCGCTTTCAAAGACAAGCATATCTGCATCAAAAATCAATGTAAGCGTAAAGAGCCACCCCCTCCACCATAAGACATCAGGGATAACCCCTTTTCTGTAACTGTCCAATAGTTACATGCTGTGTTTTCAATGACAGAAGAAATTAGCCCCCGTGATGCTGCCTCGGCAATAAAAAAGGCATTCTCCCTGGCAAAATCACTCTGCAACGCTGGAGAACGCATATGGACTTCTTTTAAAAACTGTATTAATTCTGACATTTTGTTACCTTGTCTTTTATTTTTGCAATTTTATCCCGAAGTTGTTTTTCTAAAAAATGCTTCTTGTTTATATCGTTAAATAGCTCAAGCATATCCTGTCTCGAAACACCCATTATGAAAAATGCGCTTACAACATCAGCCAGTCTTTCTACTTGCCTATCTACCTGGTTATTTGACATCCCCCTATTGTTTACTGTCACATCTACAGGTGGTGGTGCACACGGGATGTTATTATCAACTACCTCTTCTTCTCCTACAGGGGTCAAAGAGCCTGGCAGACACCAATAACCATGGCCTTCTTTACAATGTCCGTCACACGTATGTAAATCAAGATGACTTATATCAAACTCAACAGCAATCCAGCCATCTGGTGTTTTATACATACAGGTACCTACATGACCTGCTACACACCCAGAGCTTCCCATATAACGTACCCTTTGTCCCACTTTAACATCTTCAAATACCATCTTAATGACACTCCTCCCAGTTATGGCCTATAATGCCTTCTGTGTCCAACTGACACCTAAAATTAAAAAACGCCTGCGTATCTCTCATTGCAAGCTGTGCTTCTTGTACTACTATCTCTGCTATTTGTCTGGTTCGGCAAGCCACCTGCTGCTCGTCATGTATCCACGCCATCAGTGCAAAGTCACCTTCCCAACCATGTTTTAATCCCCTGTCCAGCAGCCGCTCTTCTGTCCGTACTATCCAATACTTACAGACCAATGCCCCTGCACTTTGGAGCAGAAGATTTAAAGCAGAATGAATAGACCGTACATGCAATAGTCGGCCATCTAAGCCTTTTAGATAATGACGCTTCCATCTGGTAATCTTGCCGTGATAGGTCTCTTTAACTAAGACACCCTCAATAGCTTTTCTAAGGTTCTTAATGGCGGGCGTTGCTGCCAAAAACTTCTTTTTTAGACGCTTACCTTCTGTAGCGTCACCACCAACAATCTTACCAATCTTGGCATCCCCAGCCCCATATAAATAGGCATAAATAAATGTTTTTGCAGTATCTCTCTTTTCAAGACCCGCTGCTTTCTGGTTCGCCGTATGAATATCCCCATGGACAACTTCATAAGCATACTTACCCTCATCATAGGGGTATAAAAAATGGGAAAGACACCGTAGCTCTAAACCACATGCGTCTATCCCCGCCTGTATCCACCCCTTTGGTACACCAAATAGCGCCCTGCATTCTTTGCCATAAGGAGCACCATTATGTGGCACCTGGGCAACATTAGGGGACGAATGTGTTGCTCTTCCTGTTACGGCCCCATTAGGATTAACACGCCCATGAATGCGTCCATCAGCTTTCACATGAGACAACCATGCCTGGCTTCCATCGGCCAGCTGTCCTAAACGCTTTGAAATCATTAGCTGTTCTTCTAATAAAGGAGCAAGCACCTGTACTTCTTTAGGAGCTTTTTTGTCACCTTTTAGATACTTAAAGGTCTGCTCATCCATCTTAAGGCGTCCATCTTCAGCATAGAGTTCCACATTGTCTGGTAAATACCCATAATGTTTGCAAATAATAAATTCAATCTGCTGTCTGCTGTTTGGGTTAAACTCTTTATAACGCTGAATAGGGACACCCTTCACATACCCCAGGGTCTTATTGTCTCTTTTAGGAATAAAGACTTTATCAGGAATAGGTGGTACCATCTTTCGTATTTCCTCATCCAGTGCTGCTGCTCTAGCACGTAAGACACCCTCCAGTTTTATAGCCTCTTGTACATTAAATGGAAAACCATTACGTTCCTGTTGTGCCATAAGCCACGCTATTTTATGCTCAAGCTCTATAGCTGTCTGTGAATATTTCTGTTCCAGCAGCTTATCATAAAGACACTCTGTGACAACAACATCCTGTTCGTTGTAGTCCAACATTTCTTCATTAAAGACAGCCCATGCATCCTCTGTGTCTTCCGCATAGGTACCTTTTAGGACACCTAAACGATAACCCCATGCTGCCAGCTTATGAGACCCAATCAATGTTCCTGGTAATTTACCCACCCGATATCGACCATAATCAGACTCACCAATATTGGAATATATCAAGCGTGCCATTACCAAGGTGTCTACAATATTCTTTCGCTGGCCCCTATCAATAGAGAACCAAGGGTAAAGCTTTTGAATGGCGGGAATATCAAAATTTATGATGTTATGTCCGCATATTCCTTCTCCAGACCGAATGGCATTGTGCAACCTTTTAATGCCCCTTTCCACGGCGTCTGGCCCGTAACGAACAATATTTTTATGCCCATCAGAGATGCATAGACAATGAATAACTGTCATATCCTCTAAAAGTCCGTTGCTCTCAATATCAAATAAAAGCATTGTCAATCAAAAAGGACTACCATCCTCTTCTGCCTCCTCTCTTTCTTCTACTGATAGGGGTTCAGTTTCTTCCAAGTGGTCTGTAGCCTTGTTATAAAAGAGATAACCCGCAATCCCCGTCTCTCCTGTCCAGCGGTTTTTTAAGACACGAATACGAACCTTGTTTCTTTGTTCCCCATCTGCCTGCTGATTTCTCTCTAAGCCAATGACTGTATCGGACAGCTGTGCAATAGCTCCAGACCCCCGCAACTGCGAAAGGGAGGTTGCTGCCCCCTCTTCATGAGACATGCCATCAACACGCTTTAGATGTGAAATTACAATCAGACCTACTCCCGTCTCTTCGGCTAAAGAACGTAACTGTGTCATCAGAATATCAATTAGCTTTCGCTCATTGTCACCTTCCAAACCAGACACAGCAATAGAGATGTGGTCAAGAATAATAAAATCACACTGCTCTCCCACAGCCATATAGCGTATCTTGCTTAACAGGTTATCACCATCTAAAGACCCAAAATGCTCGTATAGAATAAAGTGTCCCGTCCCTAATGTCTTATCAAAGGCCTGCTTGTACTCTTCTTCAGAGACACCCTGCCTATTCATGTATAACCGCTTAGATGCTGCAATAGACATCAAACCACGGGCAGTGCGCTTTACGTTCTCTTCAAGCATCAATAAGCCTACCTTAAGGCCCTTTGTGACGCCCAAATCGTAAGCAACTTGTCTCACGAACGTTGTCTTGCCTACACCTGTTCCCGCTGTTAAGACAATTAATTCACCTTTTCGCAAACCACAGGTCATCTTATTCAGCGGAATATCCCAAGGAAACATAAAGCCCTGTTCTGTGTCTTCCTGCTTACTTACTTCTTCCCACAGGTCAGCACCATTCACAATGCCGTCTGGAGTATACTTTTTGGCATTCCAGATAGCTTTGATAACCTCTTGCCCCCTGCCAGCCAAAAGGCACTCATTAGGGTCTTTAAGGGGCAGTGTGGCTACATAAAGTTTATTAGGCTGTAAGAGCCCCTCAACATCCTTTACAGCCTTTCGTCCTGGCTCATCCATATCAAACATGACAATAACCTGTTCAAAGGAATTAAGCCAATCCATGTTCTCTTTAAAGACACGCTTAGCAGAGGAGACACCATTAGGAATAGATACAACGGGGTACTTATTGCCGTTCAGCTGTGACACAGTGAGGCAATCAATCTCACCCTCTGTCACTACCAGCTTCTTTCCCCCACCCCCTGGCCATAAGTGCTGTCCAAAGAAACGGTTACTTATCTTACCTAAGGTGGTAAACCTCTTATCTGGATATCGTATCTTTTGCCCTACACAGACACCATTATCATTAAAATAGCAAGCTATCTGAATGGGCTGTCCCATCTGCACCCCCGCTTTATAAGAATAGAGCCTACATGTCTTTTCAGTAATCCCCCGCTTTTTTAATGGAACAGCTGGCCAGTCTTTTATGTCATACAGAACACCCTTTTCTTTAGGTTGTGTTTCATGATGTGTTACATGACACGAATAACAATACGTGTGTCCATCATCATAGATGGCTAAAGCATCGTGACTTCCACAATCAGGACAAGGAAGATGTGCTTTAATGATTTCACCGATTTTTCTCACCCCTCCATAGCTAAAAGAGACCCATCAGTAAATGTGGGATAAGATTGTGTCACCCCCTGATAGGTCTCTTTTAATTTTGCTACTATTGCCTTGAAAGATTTTGTTTGAGCAGCTGTCATCTTCCCCCTAACCGTTGGAATTAAGAGTGCAATGCCAGTCGCTTTTTTCTTAAACTGAATACCAGCCACCTCATCAGCAGCATGGTCTTCTTCTACACTGCCATTCCTGTGAATAATAAAGTGGTAGCCCGTATCAAACCGTGCATTTCTTTTCATTTCACAGAATAGCTCTTGTAAGAGTTTATCTTCTACATCCCTTTTATCAATTATCAGACAATCTGTCTGTTCTCGTTTTAAATATTTTACGTATTTACCCATTTTATTTACTTTTTATTTTTCATGATGAGGCCTCCTGTATCTTTTTTATCTTCTTTCCACCACTCTTCTGGAATCCATTTTGTGGCGTATTTGAACCCATGTTTCTTACACCAGTCAGCATAAGACGTGGGGCTGCCCTTGTATATTTTTGTTCCAGCTGATGAAAAGACAAACCGAATATCTAAGTTCGGATGCTGCTGCTTGATTAAAATGTGCTTTTTACGGTCTTCTACATCAAAGATGCCTTTAGTTTCCACTATGACACCATTAGGCAGCACAAAGTCAGGTGTATAATGGTGTACTTGCTCTGGAATACTATAATCTATCGTATATTTTTCATACTCTACTTTGATTTTAGCATCTTGTAGCTGCAAGGCCACGTTGTCTTCTAACCCTGACCTATACCCCCTGTTGATATGATTAGACCACCCACCTCTTCGTGAAAAACGTCTCACCTTTTAAAAATCCCCTTCAACCAATTCTGCGTTATCTTCATTCTCGTCCGCGGACACAGTGTTTTCCTCACATACATAACCATCTTCTTCACCAAAGCCATAGGACTTAGCAGAGCCCCCCTGGCCATATTCGATAAGGTTAAGCACCTGTACAGCATTCAGCCGCAAAGAGACACCATTAACTGCATTAGAAACATGGAACGGTATCAATGTTGCTGCAACCTTTACAGTAGAGCCATTCCCAATATTGTCCCCCTTAATCGGGTTTCCTGCGGCATCAAAGACACCAATAGTTCTCGGCAGTTCTTCTCCTGAACGGGTCTTAATTGTAGACGGTACCTTAAATTTAAAGACAATATCGCCATCTTTGTCTGTTTTAAAGCCCATGAAGGGTTCTTTAGACCATTTACGGCCTGGCTTCAGCTTCATTTCTGATTTTGCTTTTTCCAGTTCTGCTTCAATCTGGGCCATCAATTCATCGGTGTCTTCTTTATTCAGTTTCAGCTGGATGCTGTAACCCAGTTCCTTTCCTTCATATGTTTCGGGTTCTCTTAAATGTGCAAAAAAAGCTTCACCAGCTTTGGTAACAATTTTTGTGTATTCTGTCTTTGCCATAGTGTTAATCTTCATCCTCCATAATTTCTTCATTGTTGAATGTTTCAACAACTGTCATATTAAAAACAGGGTCTTTTATAAGACCCAATTTAGCAATTACTTGCCCCTTTTTCAGGTGACATGCGTCTGTCCCACTATTTCTTAACAGTAGACACACTTCACCCATATATGTTTCATCAATTATTTTTATACTGTTAGCCAAATTAATACCATGTTGTCCTAAATAAGACGTGGTGTGAATTTCACCATGGTATCCAGCAGGTATCTGGACAGCAATGCCTGTATGCACTTCACATATATCCTGGCTAAAGATGACTACATCTTCATCAATAGTAAGCGGCAGCCATCCTGTCTGTTTGTTTTTATGTTCGGGGATAACTGCCCCTTCATACAATTTCTTTATTTTTAGTGTTGGTAACATCCTCTACTTCCTTTACTACAAAATATATCCCGTTCCTAACTAATCCCTGTCCGTTTGAAAGACTAAAAGAGCTTAGTATCTGCACGTCCTTCCCCTTTTCATTAATAAAGTACACGGGGTCTTCTGGGTTAATATAGCCCCCTAAATCAATGACACGGTCAAGAAGTTCTTTTAGGTTCATACTGTCACACCCCCACTTTTTGTCATTTCATTGAGCCACTTTTTGTACCTTAAAATCTTCTTATCGGTGTCTTCAACATCTTCTTTACGCCCCCTGCGCATCTGGTACTTGATAAGACACCCCCGTAAATAGCCAATAAATTCATCTTTTGTCAGACAAGCCTGCATAACCATAATAGGCTGCACGGGCATGCTGGCATAGTAATCAGGATTATAAGCATCCACCTTACTCATTCTTCTTCCTCCGCCTCCTTTATTACCCTGCTTTCACAGACGGTTACTAAGCCTTTAAATGTACCTTCATGTACATAAACAAGACAATTCTTGCCAGTGCTAAATGCAAAGACACCCTTAAATATGGTGCCATCTGGTCTGGTCACTATCACCCTATCGTTTGCCTTTAATGTCACGTACTCCCTCCTTTCTCGCCTGGAAATAATAAAAGAATTAATTTTTCAGAAAGCTTATCACCCTGTGCCCATATACTCTCTTCCATGCCATCTACAATGTCTGAAGTGGTCTGTGCATGACTTACATAATTAAGTAAATCGTCAAAAAGGTCATCCTCCAAGACCTCAATAAGAGCACGTATGTCCTCTACTGTACACTTAATCATCTATAATCCCCCGCCTCTTAAGAAGTTTTATAATACTAATTGGTTCATTATCAAGAACATGCACCTCTTTAAACAATCCATTCTCCTGTATCAAGCAGTCTCCTTCATATATCGTCCACCTTAAACTGTTCTTTTTCCTTATAGGTTTTTCTTTACAAGCACACAGTGTTTCCCCATTTATTCGAACTAAATATGTATAGTTACTTAGATAAAGTTGGGATAAAATACCGTCTTTAACATTTAAAACATCCTTCCTCATCTTCTCCATATCCTCCTATTACTTAAACTTTTTCTTATAAGCTCTTCTGCCCTCAAACAGTAATGTAATCAGCTTATCTTCCAGTTCTTCCATACAGTCCTGAATGACTTCCATCATGTTGACACTAAGCTCAATAGGTGTCTCACATTTATCCTCATAGTAATTAAGGTCATCTGCTAAGGCGTCCTCATAGAGCCCTATAAGCTCCTGAATTTCCTCTGGGGTACATTTAGTCATAGTCTTGTCCCTCCTCCTCATTAAAGAGCTCACAGTATCTATAACCAGCTGTCTTATTTGCACCCGTCCATGATGTAGCCCCTCCACGATAAACATTAAAAGGATAAGCAGTTCCCTGTGCCTCATAATGTGAAAAATATCTTTTATTTTTTATATTTTCTCCCTTGTCCCATACAAGCACTTTTGTGTCTTTTGGTACCTTTGCCCAATCAATAATGCCTAATTCTTTTGCAATATCAAGAGGCTCTTCATCTTCCCACCTAATGTCCTTAAAGCATAAAAAGCTGTAGAGCAGTACACAAGAAGAAATAAAGTGCGTATCACTCCATATATTCTGCTCCTTTACTGGTTTATGCTTATATGCATAAAGAAAAGTATTTTCATCTCTTGCAAGATACCTATAGCCTTCATCATAAAGTTGCTGTAAAATGTACTGCCTTGCTTCTTTGTCACTTATCATTTTTATTTACCTCCGTACAAAAAAAAAATAGAAGAAAAAGAACTTCTCTTTCTTCAAGCCGTGTCACAATTAGCATATGTACCATTTTGTCCCACAAAACGAATGTGTGCATGCACAACATGCTGTGTTTTGTTTTTTAAGACACAAAGTATCTGCTACATTTATGTACCATAATGTTCCTTATAGTCCCTACTTGTTAAACATATAAGTTATACATTTAGTTAAACAATAATAATAAACACTTAGTGAAACATGTAGGCTCTTTATGATACTTTATGTTTACATAATGTTACTTTATTGTTATTCTTCCTTCGCTTTCTTCAAGCCGTGTCACAATTAGCACTTTGGTATATGTGTCACAATTGTTCTTATATTTAAGAATGAAGTGCAAATTACCTCTTTATACAAAAGGCAAAAAACATAATAGAAAAGAACGCAAAACATATAAACCATCCTATCATTATCTTTTACTCCTTTACTATTATTAAATATAAAAGGCATAGATTAGCAATAACAAAAGGTAAAGATAAATAATAGAAAAATTCTGAATTAGTGATTACCAAATAACCACCCATAAAATTTAATAAGCATAAAGAAAGACAATCTATTATCATTCTTATTTTCCTCCTCTTTTAATGAAATGCATATAAACTTTCTTTCACCTGGTTGATATTGAAAGTACCTTTGGTTGGTTGTGGTGGTAGTTTCTGTTTATCCACAATAAAAGGGCTTATGTCCCTTTCAAAGGCTGTTAAAACATCATGTGTTAAATACATTTCTATAAAACACTCTCGAATGAGACGAAACAGTAAGCCTGCTTTTGCAAGAGACGTGCCATAGCTATCGTGTATCATAGCAAAGTTGCTTATTTTTGCTTCTACTGCCTTATTTACTGTTAATTGTAAGTGGCTGGCGTCCATGCTGTGAATAAAATTAGGTGCAATTGCCTGTGCTTGCTTTCGTCTATCTACCGTTCCTGTCATTTCTGCATCATACAAGCGCTTAACGGTGTTCAAAAGCCGCATTCTAAATGTTTTAACCTGGTAGACCATGTAAGGTTGTTGCACAATAAAACCCATGGGTGTTGTCCACTGTATAACTTCACCCTTCTTAGTGACCATTCTTGCTACTTTTTGTAGCCACTCCATGCCCTGCACAGCTTTAATAACTGTTGTCTGCACGGCATCCCATATGAGTTTTGCCATGTACCCTGCATATTGATTGGCATTATCTGGTGTAAAAAGACCCTCGCCGATATGCATTACGATTGTGTCTTCTAAAATTTGGTCTCTAAAACCAAACTGCTTAGCTCCGTAGGCCAGTGTCATAACGGGTCTTTTTGTTACCTTTCTGGTAACCCCAAAGGATAGCCAACCCTGTGCTAAGGTCTTGGTGCCATACCGTATTTGCTGTGTTTTTTCATCGGTTGTATCTCCCGTGCCTGTCTGGGCATCCTGCTGTAAGACAACATTAACTTTATTGGCCACAGTTTGATAGATGTCATTTGGTTTGTCTCCAGGGGCCAAATTGACCTCTTTGGCTCCGATAGGGTCTCTTAGTATTGCAGAAAAATGCTGTAAGCCACTGCATGTACCATCAAAGGCTATTGGTATGCCTGTGATGAAACCCTTAGCGTGACCATTATGCTCTTCAAGGTACTTCTGGAGCCTTTCGTACTCAAAAGACCACGCTAAGAACTCAAAAGGGGCATCAAGGTTCCCCCACCAGTCCACCATGTCTAATGAGCGGGCAGCAGTGTCCAAAATGTTACTTTTATTGTTTTCTACCCATGCCATGCAGTCTGCAAAAGACACCTTGTCTATTCCCGCAAATTCAGCACCTGCAATAAAAAACCACTGGATGTCTTCATCATTTTCCAGTGGTTCTGGTTCTGCAAATAACAGTAATCCTCTATTCAGTTCATCACCCTGTGGGCTAAAAGACGGTATCGGGTAGATACGCCCTCGAAAGTCTATGTTGTGTGGAAAGTAGATTTTATCATATTGTTCAAATCGTTGTGCTGTTCGTAAGTTGATGTGTACCCTTAGGGCTTTTCCCCGCCTGCTGGCTTCCTTTTCATACAGAAGTTTAGCGGCTTTTTTGTGTCTCTTGAGCTCTTCTGGTGTTGGATTTTCAAGCGTTGGTAGCTTTGAAAAGGGCTCCATCTGTGGTAGTCCTGCTATGTCTCCCCCTTGACTTACCAGGTATTCTGCTATCCTCAAGACTTTAGAGTTAATTTTCCACGATGTCTTTTGAATGCTATTTACAGCACTAAGCACACTACTTAAATCAGTATATTTTAATTGTTCCTTGTATTGCTTAAAGAAGAAATTGTTGTTTCTGTCTTGTGTATGAAAGCGCTCTGTCCGAATAAACGTATGGATATATTGTAATTCTCCATAGTAACCACCTATTAAGTTACTGTTCCACGGCATCGGCGGCATAATCATTGGGCAAGATTGATACGCATGAGACAATAAAAAGTCTTTGTTTCTTTTCCACAATTCTTGAAAGGTGGTAGTTGGCTGAATGCAATCAATATGTTTTGGATTGTCATTGTTTACTTGAAATAAATCTGTTCCCCGTATTAATATTTCCAAAAGCTTTGCGCCAAAGAGTTTTTTAACTTTTGCGTCCCATTGTTTTGTTTGCCAGCCGTCTTGTCTCATAACATTTTGGACAAAATAACGGCGATAAAAGTTACTTTTGCGGTGCTTTAAGCCGTGTAATAAGCTTATTGTTTCCACAGTGCCTTTTTGTATATAGGCTTGCAGTGCCCCTTCTTCTAAAATTACTTGTGCTGTATCGTCACTAACGTTTGAAAGAGTAGAAAAGAGATGCGCTCCATTAACCACCTCTGTGATTGTTGCTAAAGACAGCAAAGTAATTAAATCTTGTTTATTGTCTTTATAGATATCCAGTAGCCACAAGACAAGCGGGTAATAGATAGGTTTTACCCCTCTTTTTGGTGTCTCAATGTCAACTAAAAAGGCCTCTATGTTGGCCGCTAAGTTGTCATAAAGGTACTCAATTAAGCCACGTCCTATTGGTGTCTCTATGGCCTTGCCTGCTTGTGTCTTTTCTTGCAAGTGCTTTTTAAGTTGTTCTTCTGCCTGGTGCTTGAACTGGTACTCTATTTCAAGCTCTTCTAAAAATAGTGGGCTTTGTTCCATCTCTTCCATCACTTGCAACCTCCAATTATCCAAAATAAAAGCCATGCTATGAATAAAGACACAACAAGACACAGTCCATGAAACATACCTATGGCAATGTAGGTTTCTAAGGTGTCTCTATCAATTGGGAACATATTGTCTACCTCCTGAATAAATAAAAAAGCCCTCATATGGTGACATAAAGGGGCTAGGTACAAATAATGAAACTGGCTTTGCGTAAGACATCCTTAATAGCTTTGGTGTCTTCAACGAAAATATGAAATTGTCTATGTGGTGGTTTGGTATCTGTAAGGGTAATGTAGGTACATGAAGGGCGTTCAAGAACATAAAGGGCATTATCAATCAGTAAGTAGCATGTAGCGCCATGGAGCACTTCTGCAATTAAAAAGGCACAATAGTTTTTGTCTATGTGTGCCTTTGTGCAGACTATCCCGTTTCTATATAATTTTCGTGGGTACATTTATTTAGCATGTGCGCTCAATAATGCCTTTTGGCGTCTTAATGTAGCACCCCTCGGCATAAAGTAAAGCCCCAAAAGCCTTAAAATCAATATAAGGTGCCACTACTTCCCACTTTTCATCTTTAATTACCCATTTTTTTAACCACCTTTTGGCGTATTCGGTCATGTTGTGGCTTGATGTTAAAAACATGTGGTCGTTGAAAATATCGTTAATAACTGTTTTATCTTTAACTTCATGAAAAACGTCTAAATAAGCAGATAACGTTTCTTGCTGTCCTTTTCTCATATTTGCTACTTGTATTGCTTCCTCGATTGTGTCTGCAATATAATTTTCATTTGTAAACTGCATGTGCACTAAAAAGTTATGATTGTGCCATGTCCTAATTAGCCTGTTTTTAAGTAAATCAATAAGTTCCATTGCTGTTTCCTCTCTGTAATTTTTGAATAAAATGCATAACAATTTTGGGTCTTTTTGTAGCAGAAAGTGTCCCCCAAAAGCTATTCCATAATTCTTTTAGCCACACCTTGCTAATATGCCGCCCACAGGGTTTAAATCCTACTGTTATAGCTACATTATTAAAAATATAAACATCCGCTAACCAGCCATTAGTTGGGTTTGTCAAATAGTATTCTGGTGAAAAGTTTTGTCTTAAAAGAGGATATATGATATCCATAGGTGCTTGAAAACACTTATAGCGTTTTAAGAGCTTTTCTTGCGTTATTTTTCTATACATTTTGTACCCCTCTTTCTAATCTACAATCTTTTTGTGTTTGTATTAACTTTTTAAATTGTGCTGGACTATTGAGTGCCCTTATCCATTGACTAATGTTATCTACTTTGAAATATGAAAAATCCAAAAGAAAACTTTTTCTAAACTGGTTTTGATATGTTGTTATCTTATGTGAATATGCTGTGCTTGTTTCTATGAAATAACGGCCATGAGGCGTAAAGGCTATAAATGAAATAGGAATTTTATATGATTGAAATAAATGAACATGTCCACAAGGTGTATCCACAGTCATTATTTTTTGATTGGGAAGTGAACGGCCTGTATTTTGACTTTTTAGATTTGTTATTATCATTTTCTTTCCCTTTCTTGTAACAATAAAGCATTAAAAAGGGCTGGATTATGTATTGCCTCCAGCCATTCTGAAAAATTAGACACAGTTAACTGTCGTACAATAGACTTACCATATTTTTTATAGAACATATTTTGATATTTTGAGGTTGTCATTGAGTATTTTTTATCTGTGGCAATGTAATATAACACACCGTTTATTCTATGAGATACTGTCATTGCAATCGGTGTATCGTAAGACTGAAATAGAAGGACACGCCCAACCGCCGTATCAAAAACTACTTTAAACTGATTAACAACGGGACGGCCTGACCGCAAACTTTCCATATTTTTAACTTTAAACATTTTATTTTTCCTCCTTGATTTTTAATACACGGTGTTATGAATACGGCAATTCTTTTTTAAAAGTAAAGCAAGTTGTACTCTACTGATACGCCGTGTGTTTCCAAATGCCGATGTAGTCTCTATAAAGTCCCAATCTGTACATTTTAAAAGAGACTGTAGTTTTTCTTTTACAGTCTCTGGTGAAAAATCTTGTCTATAAAGTTTTAGAATTTTCATTTAATTTATTGCCTTTCTTTTTACTCATATAAATCGTCAACACTGCGTACAATAATGTTACCGTGCACTATAAAGTTTCGTCCCATGCAGTAGCGAACGTTTTTTACCGTTGTCGCCGCTGCAACCAATTTTCCGTAAGGGTCGTAAGCATTTTTGTTTATCCATTCATCTCTTTCTTTTTTGCTGTCAAAAACGAAAAATGAATATGCTTGACGATTAAAGCTGTCATAGCTTGTGTTGACACCGTATAAGCAGTGTTCCGCATAGTATTTTCTTTTATTTTTCATGGTTGTTTACCTCCACATATTGAAACGTTTATCTCTTTAAAATCCAGCAGTGTTTTTTTTTATTAGCAGTGCTTTTTTTTGCACTCTGTTACATAAATCATTGCAACTTTTAGTGTGCGTCTGACGCCCCCACACTGACGATTACCGTAAGACATGCAATAACTGTCACTTATTACATGTACCTTTACGGCCTTTTATATGTATGATATACTGTATTTGCCGATAGCTTATAATATACATATAAAGTGGTTATGCAGTTATCAAAGAACAACAAAAGGCATTACATCAACTTTTTTTGTTGCCACAATGATACAACAATGTTATCACATTGTAAAATTAACACTTTTTATATGTTGTTATAAGCTTTCTTTATATGATGGAGGTATTCGATGGATATTAATAAAATTGTACTCGCTTACAACAAAAATTTTGACGATAGAGTAAAAAATGATTATATACGCTTTCGTTTGTCTGCAAGCTTAAAGAAAGCTTTTATGTCACTCTGTGACACACAAAAGATTAAAAGCAGTCTCTTAATACGTGCATTACTTGCAGAATGTTTGCGCAAAAGCAATCAAAAAGATATAAGTGCAATAGACATATCAGATAGCACAATAGACGATATTACATATTTAGCACGTAAATTAAAAATAGACAAAAAAGATGTTATAGATAATGCTATACAACTATATATCAAAGAGTATTTGCAACAAAAATAAGAAGGGAAAAATACGATGGATACTGAAAAAATCAAAGAACAAGCACGGGCGGAAAAGCGTACCGCAACATTAACAGTACGGTTGACACCTGCCGAAAAAGCCGCATTTCAGAGCTATTGCGATATTAATGATTATGATAGCTCGTCATTATTAAGAGCATTAATGCATGAGTTTCTGGTCAATGAGCAAGACACAATTAAGATACATAGCAATAGACATAATCGTAATAGTAATAATGTAACAACGACTAATAACTATTACACGTCTAATTGTGCGGATGATGATGATAAGTAACAATATGTACACTTTTAGGGACATTAAGGTTGACAATAAGTATAAAATAAATTACTTATTGTCTCTTTTTGTTTCTTATGATTGCTCTCTTTATGTGTCTTTATGGTTCTTTATGTAATGTTAAGATACATTATGAGGCATTTAGGGACATTTAGGAAACAATAAGTACATTAATGAACATATTGTTCGATATCTAACAGATAAAATATCTATAACATATTTATTATGAATAGACGCACAATATATAACTTTCACTCTATATGTCCCTTTATCGTCCTTTATCGTCCTTTATCGTCCCTTTATGCCAACTTGTGTCCAATGTCTGCTGACAAAAAGGAAACAAAATGAGGCATTATGGGCTACACCAGGTATACCATATACCCCTATAGGTATATTAAAGACGTTATAGATTGTTTATTGTTTCTTTATAGTCACACCTTGGGCACATTATGGCCTATATGTATCAGATTTACTTTATTATTACTATATGGGACATATGGTACAATTAGGGACATATGGGGGTATTTTATATTTTGTAATTCATTAACCCACATTTCACAATTTTTACATATTTTTATTTTTGTGCCCCCTAAAGGAGACCATAATGAAACATCAACGAAGACAAAAGGGTGAAGGCAGTATCATTGAGTACAAAAAAGGACACTATAGAGGCTTTTTAGACCTCGGTAGGGACCCCCAGACACAAAAACGTATCAGGAAAACCTTCACGGGTACAGACAAAAGAGAAGTCATCAAGCTAATGCAACAATACCAATATGAAAAAGAAAAAGGTATCCTTAGCATTAATAGTATGACTCCTTTTAATATTTACTGTAATCACTTCTTAGAAATCAAAGAAGGTAAAGTAAAAAGTACAACATATAAATCTTACGTTCATTATATAAATAAGCATTTTATACCCTTCTTTCATCAGACACCCCTAAAGGATATTAAGACAAAGGATATAAATACTTTTCTTATTCAGCATAAAAACTATAGCAGTGCTACTACGAATGTCTATCGAACTGTCCTAAGTATGATATTTCAGACAGCAATAGCAGAAGAGCTTATCTTTACTAATCCTGTATCTTTGTCTGAAAACATAAAAACAAGACAAAAAGAAATAGTACCTTTAACAATCAATGAAGCACAGCTATTACTAAATTCAGTTAAGAACATGAAGGTACATACAGGTATCCCCTGGTACCCTATAATCCTCTTGTGCTTAGAATGTGGCTTTAGACGTGGTGAAGTCTTAGGGCTTCACTGGTCAGATATAGACACAGCCAATAATACCATTACTATCCACCGCTCTATTGCTTCAGACACCTCTATACAAACACCTAAGACACAGAAGGCACAAAGAACAATAGCAGTAGATGTTCACACTATCAAAATACTACTCACTTATAAAAAGCATGATATTGTTGTCTTCCCAAACGCTATTGGGTCTTATTTTGCCCCTACAGCCATTTCTGTAGCCTTTAAGCACCTTAGTGAGTCCTTAGGGCTCCATATACGCTTTCATGACCTACGGCACACCAATGCCACCTGGTTAATAGCTAAGGGTATTAACCCAAAGACAGTAAGTGCCCGCTTAGGACACAGTGATGTCTCTATAACGCTCAATAGGTACACCCATGCGGTACAAGAAGAAGACAAAAAAGCTGCCTCCCTTATAAACAACTTAATAAACAAGAACCATTGTGTGCCAATAGTGTGACTAATTGGCACATTTTGTATTCTTATTCTATCAAAGGCTACAATCGGAGGTAGAATTGTAGCACTTAAATACATCAAAATAAAATGCTTAATAAGATTCTAAATCAAATAAATTTTCTTTCTGTACTCCGCACACAGT